TATGATTAATATAAGTGCGAAGCACTTTTGCATCATGTAGATAGTTGAGCCATACTTCGCCCGTCTCCGGACGAAGTCGATAATAGCCATCATGTGAGATAAGCGTACCATCTTAACAAAGTAGATTACATATAATATGTACGGAGGCGGAAACTCGCCAACCCCCTACTACAGCCTTCGCAATAGTCTCGGAACACTAATATACCCCTGTTAAGCAAAGTATATTAACGTTGTGGTTGCTTTTTCTCAGAGCCACGATCTTTTAATGCCTACGTTAGCATCAAGCCGTGCAACGTACCAGTATCCAGTCACAGATCGATGTGACCTCAAGGTAAGTCGAGCTACCCCGACCAAACAATGTTGCTATATAGATGAAATTTTATTTGCCTACACAGTATATTAGTGTACAGTAATTTTTGTTGTTGTAAAAGTGGCTTATTTGCCTTTTAGGCCTTCACGCAGTATCTTAGATCCACCTACCCTAACGTTTATAATGCCGTTGTAGTAGTCATCTGTTTCTAATACCCTACGTTCAAACTGTTCTCTTGCCTCTAAGTAACTTGCTATGCCTCTTGATTCACAGTAATATAGTATTTCTCTTGTAAACTTGTCTTCGCCTAATTGTTGTACGTCCTGTTGTAGGTGATCTGATGAACCCCAATAGTCCTTCCAGTCACTTTCAACTTTACTTCTACGTTTATTCTTCTTACCTTTAAGAGGTGGTCTTGTTTTTTTAAACTTTGCTAGTTTCTTACCTATGTATTTTCTATTGTTGGTTGTGTTCGTGATTAGATACACGAATGCTTCACAATCCTCTGGTAATGTTTCTATTGATTTGCCCTTATATGTCCATTGCATATTGATACTTACTCAGTATCACTGCTAGACGTTTCTTTTTTGGCTTTGTACTCTTCTATGATCTCAACTCTACGGTCGCTACACAGTCTACGTATCTCACTTAACCATTTTCTTGCCGATCTTTTGGTACGTTCGCTCTTGCGTATTTCCCATGCTTCGTTGGCCTTGTAATATTCCAAATATGCTTTGGTTAGTTTATCATGTGTATCGTCGTTGATCATTGCATTATTTCAACATCATTGTCATATGACGTAAATCCGTTTTCTTTAATAACTTTTAGTACGTTAGTTACACGACCAGCAAGTTCTTCCTTGTGCGATATAAGGTAAATGTTCTTCTGACGTTCTCTACCCATCTTCTTAAGAACACTCATACTGTTTTCAACACCATTTGCATCCATACCGCTATCAACCAACTCATCAATAAACAATAAGTTGATGTTTTGATATAAACTTTCCCACACATCACGGAATGCCCAACTCATACCAAGTATAAGTCTATTACGTTCACCTCTACTTAGGTTATCAAAGTCTAGATCCTGTCCTAGTTGTGTTATTTCAACACTTAGATCGTTCTTAAACACCACTGTATGCGGAAGTCCTAGCTTGTCTAAGTAGTATGTAAGTCTGTTGTTTAGGTATGCTAAATTCTGGTCTATGATCTTCTTACGTATAAAGCTGTCTTTGTTTGTTAACAGTTTGTATAAGAAGTCCATGTGGTCTTTTGTGCTATTAAGATCGTTTACGGTATCCCAATTAACTTCTTGTATTGCAGTTTTCTCTAAATCATCAATCTGTTCTTGATATGGATCTAGTTCATCTGTCTTATCTTGTAAGCTCTTTGTTAAACTATCAACGTTACCTCTGTGTTGGTATGCTTCTTTGGCAGTTTCATAGAATGTATTAGGTTTAGAGTCAAGGTCACCAACCTCTTCGATCAGCTTTTCTACCTTTTGTAGTTTGTCTGCCATGCTAGTTTGATAAACATGAGCATCACCATAATCCTTTTGTAACTTGTCTTTCATTTCTTCAAGTTTGTCGTCATGTAGTTCTTGACCACAAGCATAACACTTGGCACTTTCTAGATCATCCAAGTCCTTACCAAGTTTGTTTACATTGTTATCAGCTTGTTCCAATGCACGTTCAACTGTTGACTTTTCTTTTTTAAGGTTGTTAAGATGTTTTGTGCTTTCTTCCCACGTTTTTAGTTTTTCGTGATCTTCTAGTTCATTGTCGATGTCTAGTTGTTCTAGTTCTTTAATTGCTTTTGCAAGTTTATCACAGTCTTGTTTGTTTTGTGCAATCCAAGCCTTGCGTCTGCTGTGTAAACGTTCAATGTTTTCTTTAATCTTTTCATTACTGCTTGTTACTGCTGATATCCTAGCATTTTCTTCAGTAAGTTTATCTCTAGTAATACGTGTTTGTTCTCGTAACAAGTCTGCCTTCTCAGAAAGTATTGTAATACCAAGTAACTGTTCTATAATAGCACGTTGGTCATTGTTTTTCAGTGCTAAGAAGGGCTCTGTGTAAGTATTAAGTGCCACAATATGCTTAAACATATCATGACTCATACCTAGCAGTTCATTTATGTCTTGTTGTGTTTTACGACTATCACCTTGTGACTGATCTGTAAGCTCTTGTTCTTCATTATTAATAAAGAACTTCATAGTGTTAGGCTTACGGCCTCTTTCAACTTTATATTCCTTGCCGTCTTTGTCAAATGTTAGTGTAACCAACATTCCTTTATTATTAGTTTTGTTAACTAGGTTATCTTTTCTAATGTTCGTTAGTGCTTGGCCGTACAGAGCATAAGACAATGCGTTAATTATTGTAGTTTTACCTGTACCGTTACGTGAACCAGAATCGTCACCTCCTTGATCTAAGTTTTCACCAAGCACTAACGTTAGTTGTTGTTTGTTAAAGTCGACTGCCTGTGTAGTATTACCCACACTCATAAAGTTTTTTACTGTAATGCTTTTTATCTTAATCATCTTTGTTCAAATCTCTATATATGCTCAGTAGTTTTGCTTTGTCAAAGCTGTCTGAGTCTATTGCTTCAATCTCTTTTGCGACAATTTCGTCCACACTTTCAAACTTTGTGATATCAATGTCTGAATTTATTTCATCATCTTGTGTATTAGGTATAAGACTAATTTCTCTACAGTCATAATCCTTCATAAATGTTTCTTTAATGAAGTTTGCTTCTTCATAACTAATAGGCAAGTCCAATGTAACACGTAGATACATTTTACTTTTTATAAGTGTGTCCTTCTCATCTAATAATCTTGAAAGTTTTACTGTTCTATACTTCGGACAGTTCCACCAGTTGATATATTGTGGTTCACCACCAGCTTCAAGTATCATCATACCACGTTCATCATCCCAAGCATCTGCGTAATTGTGAGGAAGAGCATTACCTATATAATGAACTGGACCTTTTACTTGGCGTTTATGGAAGTGACCACTGAATACATAGTCTTGGTTCTTGAAATGATCTGCTTGTAGTTCACCTGTGTCAGGCATCTGTACCATAGCATTCATATAAAAGTTTGGAAGTTCAAAGTGACCAAATATGTATTTGCTTTTTATCTTAGGAATCTTTTTCCATTCATCACCAACCAACCAAGGTATAAGTGTAGTATCACCTTCGGTCATCATTTCGTTGACCATTGTAATACCCGGTATGTGTCTACCGAAGTCAATTGAATTAATATCTCTTTTGTCTTTATAATATAGATCGTGGTTGCCAGGAAAGAAATAAAACTTTTCAAAAGCCTTTCCTAGTTTCTCAAGGCTTCTAATAGTTGCGTCCATTGTAGTAATGTTCAAACTATTTCTATTATGATGCCAATCACCACAAAAGATTCCGGTCTCACAACCGTTTTCTTTCGCCTGCTCTATATACCAATCAATGAATTCTTCACAATCATCATTATGGATCTTAGAGTTACTCTTTAATCCAAAATGGATATCTGTAAATACTGCTACTTTCTTAAACAAACCTAATCCTCACCGTTAATATTACTATTGTACACGAAAAACGTGCATAAGTCAACACTATTTCTTATCAGAACTTTCTTTATTGTGTGCTTCAACAGATTTTTCCCACTGACCCTGATTTTGTCTAGTAAAGGAAGGATTCATATGATTCATTTCAAGTATGTCATCTCTAATATTTTGATTACGTTTTTCAATGTTAATAATTCTTACAAATGAATTAGTAACCGCCGCCGTGTAATAAGCAAACGGGTTATTAGATTTTGATTCATCGAATTGCAAACCAATCTGTGTTAGTTGGAGTATTGCTTGACCTTTCATCTCGTCATTATAAGTGTAACCTCTAACGTTACCTCTTGTTGCATAACGTTCACAAAGCTTCATCCACATCAAAGCCAACTTGTTTGTAGCTTGTCCGTGTGCCTTGTTAAATGATCCGTTCTCCATTCCGCCTTCCCAATGGCTTTTACCAACCAATACTAGGTTATCCTTGTCATCAAACTTGTAATGCACAAATGGTGGAAAATTAAGTTTTGTCTTGGTATCTGCTATCGTTTTAGGATTTTTCTTCCTACCTTTTTCTTCTGGAACGTGATCATACGTCATAACTCTAAATATAACGTTGGTTTTAGCAATCTTTTTGTAGTCTACAGCACATTCGGCCTGCTTAACTTTCTCGCCGGCTTCCTTCCTTGCTTCATATTCCTTCAAACCAAGCCGTTTCGCCTGGTTTCTTTTAGCTTCTGCTATAGTTCTTATATTAATTTTGTCAACACTAGGTAAAATAATATCATATTGTGCATAATCGTCATCCGTATAACTGCAAAATGTGTTTTTGGACCTGTGTATTTCTTTCAGTATATCTCTATTGTTAAGATAGTTCACTCTTTTCATATTTGTTTACTCCAAACCTTAAATAATACATTATTATAAACTACGTAGTTAAAAAAGTCAACTAAATACTTGTAGAGGTTAACCAAAATGGCAGGAACAACATTTAGAGACGGTAAAATAGGCAAAGAGCATATAGTTCGTGCAGACGGCATGACCGACCGCGAACGTGCAATGGGATTCGATATGACTAACCATGGTGACATGGGTTCTAGTCCTGTAGACTCAGGAGCCGCAAAAGGCAATTTCTCAATGCCGGAGTTAGACTTTTCTAATATTGGTGCAGACATTGGCAAAAAAATACGTACAGCTTTAGGTGACGTACCAGTAGACGGAGAACTTAATCCAGGTGGATCAATTGGTGATGCAAACCGTCCAGCAAATGCAACATTTGGTAAAAGTGTTGAAAGAGATTGGCGTGTTAAGTTAAGTATTCCCAATGTGTCTCCATATGATACAGCCCCAATGCTTGCCCCACTTCGTAAAACAGGTGGACTGGTATTTCCGTATACGCCTACAATTATTGTTGCTCATAGTGCCAACTACAATTCTATTGCGCCTACACATACTAATTATCCGTATTTTGCTTATCAGAATTCACAAGTGGATCAGCTTGTTATTACAGGTGACTTTTTTGTACAGAATGGTACAGAAGCACGTTATTGGGCAGGTGCTTTACATTATTTAAGAAGCATGACAAAAATGTTCTTTGGTGGCGAAGCAAGTACACTTGGTGCACCACCTCCAATAGCAAAACTAAATGGTTATGGAGAACATATTTTTAATGATGTACCTGTAGTTATTACACAGTTTACAATCGACTTACCACAAGACGTTGATTATATCGCAATGGGACTACCAGGATCATCAACAGCAGGTCAAACTAACAGTCCAGGACACCCTGCTAATCAAGGTAATAGCACGGTACAAGATAAACGTAACTTCGTAGGCTGGGCACCTTCACAAAGTTTAATCACAGTTACAGTACAACCAGTTTACAGCAGACGTGATATTGCTAAATTTAGTTTAAAGAAATATGTTAACGGTGGATATGTTGGCGACGGAGGATTTATTTAATGTCAGACACAACTAGTCCTTGGAAGAATACACCTCTCAACAAAGCTACTAAAGAGTATATGGACTTCTTTAGAATTAGAGCCATACCTGCAAGTAGTGATGATGTTGAATATACCATTGCTCCACAATACAATCAAAGACCAGACCTGTTAGCACACGACATTTATGATAATGCAAGGCTATGGTGGGTTTTTGCACAAAGAAATATGGACATAATTGAGGATCCCATATATGATTTCAAATCCGGAACAACAATAAAAATTCCAAAGGGCGGACCATTAAAAAGTGCATTAGGAGGAGAATAATAATATGGCTCTTTCTAAAGAAGATCAATCAATTGTAAATTCAGGTGCAGACTACACTGAAGACTTTTCCAAAGGACCAGATAAAGTAGACCCTAAAGACGAAAAAGAAGTTTTAGACGGCAAAGCAACTAATAGAGAAGAAGGTATAGACGGAGGGAGCTATCAGGATGCCGCTAAAGTCCCTGTCAAAAAAGAACCTACAAAAATTGTATACACAACAACTTCTAATATAAAAGAAAACATCTTAGATCAGTTTATTACACACAACCAAGTTTGGAGTATGTATTGTTTAAGTCCAAACGAAATGCAATTTCCAGACGATACCTATATGAAAAGCGAACCTGTGATTAATATTATCAGCGGTGCTGGTGGTAATCAAAATATAAAAGGTCGCAGAGTAACAACTGCACAAGAAGAGAATTTAGGAGCCAGGGTTGAATACTATATTGACAATGTAGTAATAGAAAGTGTACTAGGTCAAGGTGGTCCAAGTAGAATGCCTCCAGTACATCAATTTAGATTTGAAGTAACAGAACCTTACAGTATGGGAATGTTTTTAGAAGCATTACAAATTGCGGCACAAACATCTGGATATAACAGTTACATTGATGCTCCTATGTGTTTG